CGAGGAAATTGTCGACAGATGCTGTGAAGCTTGGAACTTCTTTGCACAGGACAAAAAGGCTATAACCTCAATAACATCCCGTGAATGGGCTAAAACGGTAACCCTTTAGGGCCGTTGGTATCAGAGGTCATCCATGTGATCGACCCCGTTGAAGCAGGCCAGCTGCGCGGGGTCTCAAAACTGGCACCGGCCATCGTGAAGCTGTTTCTCCTCGATCAATACGACGATGCTGAGCTCGACCGCAAAAAAGTGGCGGCAATGTATGCGATGTTCGTCACCTCCCCCGCTCCGGAAAACCCCCTGCTGCCCGCTGAGGAGGACGACATGCTGGGCGGCTTCGAGATCAGCCCCGGCCAGGTCGTGCGGCTGGATCCGGGCGAGGATGTGACCGTGGGCCAGCCTGCAGATTCAGGGGCGACCTATGAGCCATTCCAATACCGCACGCTGCTACAGGTCGCCTCGGCGCTGGGCATTCCTTATCCTTATCTGACCAATGACATGGTGAAAGGCAACTTTTCGAACTCCCGCCTCGCTCTGATCGAGTTCCGTCGTCGTGTCTCGGCTTGGCAGCATTCGGTGATGGTTTTCCAGCTCTGCCGTCCCGTCTATGCGCGCTGGATGGATGCCGCTGTATTGTCTGGGGCACTGGACCTTCCCGGCTATGAGGCCGACCGGTCACGGTTTCTGGCGGCCAACTGGCTACCCACTAAATGGGATTGGGTCGATCCCCTGAAGGACGCCAATGCTGAGATTTCTCAGATCGAAGCAGGCCTCAAATCCCGCACCCAAGCCATTGCCGAGCGTGGTTACGACGCGGAACAGGTCGACCGCGAAATCGCCGCCGAACGCGTCCGCGAGCGATTGCTCGGGCTGGACTTCCGCCGCCCCGGCTCGCCCGCACAAGGCGTGCAGGCTTTAACAGGCCCGGATGAGGATGTGAGCGAAGACGACGACACCGACCAGGCAGAAGAAACCGATGACGCAGAGGACCGTCCGCGCAACCCTGAGGACCAGACCTGATGCTGCATGCCCGCATTGCCACACACGCCTTCAACACGCCGCTGCTGATTGAGCCTTCCAAAGCCATGGCGTTTCTCTCCGGCCTCGGGCCGCGCATCCTCGGGCGGCGCGTCGAACTGACGGGCAGTGATATAACTGACGCGCCCGGTACCGGCGTTCTGCTCGCTCGCGCCAGCATCCTCGCCAGTGGCCTGTCTGAGAGCCTGCGTCAGCAAGGTGACGCGCCCTATCTCGTCATCGACGGCATCGCCGTGATTGAGATCGCGGGCGTGCTGATCCATCGCGGCGGCTGGATCGGCCAGTCCTCTGGCCAGACCAGCTATGAGGGGATTGCAGCACAGATTGACGCGGCGACCAGTGATCCAACGGTGCGCGGCGTCGCTCTGGACATCGACAGCTTTGGGGGAGAGGTGGCCGGGGTGTTTGATCTTGCGGACCGCATCCGCGCCCTGCGCACGACCAAACCGGTCTGGGCTTTTGTGGCAGAACACGCTTTCTCGGCCGGGTACGCGCTTGCAAGCCAGGCCGACCGCATCTTGCTGCCCCGCACCGGGGCGGTGGGCAGCATCGGTGTTGTCGTCATGCATGCTGATCTCAGCGGGCAGCTGGATCAAGACGGGGTGCGCGTTACGCTGATCCATGCAGGATCCCACAAGGTGGATGCCAATCCCTACGCGCCCCTGCCTGACGCAGTCCATAATGACATCCAGCGTGAAATCGATGTGCTGCGGTTCCTCTTTACTGAGACCGTCGCGGCGGGGCGCGCGGGACGGTTGAGCCAGGAGGCCGCCATCGCGACCGAAGCCGCCACCTACCGCGGGGTAGACGCCGTCGCCGCAGGTCTCGCCGATGAGGTCATCGATATGCAGCGCGGCTTTGCCGCCTTCCGGCAGCGCGTGGCAAACAAGCCAACCCTCTCACCCGCGCACGCAAGGCGCGTGACAGCGCCCCATTCCCGCAAATCAAACCAACCGAAAGAGAAGGCACACATGGCCACCGGAACAGATAACCCAAACAGCAATACGGAAAATGATCAGGAAGATACCCTGCTTGAGGATGCTGCCGATGAGGCAACAATCCCGCAGGATTGCCATTCCGATACCGCTGATGATCAACCTGCCATCCCTGCCACGCCACCTGTACCGGCTGTCTCAGCCAAAGCGCAGCCGGGCAATCTGGCCGCGCTATCGGCACAACTGCGCGAGGCGGCGGCGGAGGTCGCCGAGATTGCGGCGCAGGCCGGACGGCTTGGCATCGCCATTGATGCTGCAAAAGCGCTGCGCGATGGCACCACGCCCGAGGCTTTGCGCTCACTGGTGTTGCAACGCGCAGCCGCTGCCGCTGATGCGCGCGACATCGTGGCCGCTCCGCCCTCGCCTGCTATGCCTCAGACAGCTGAAAGCCCAATCGTGGCCGCCGCTAAACGCGCGGCCTCGGCAGGTGCAAAGGGCTGAGCCTCACTCTCACCTCTGACACCCTGCCACCTGATCCCCCGCCGCACCTGCCACACCTGCCCGGCGGGGGATTTCTGTATCCCCCGTGATCACAAGGCCCCCCGACATGACCGTCCTGACCCAGCCGCCCACCATGGGCGATGTCCTCAAGTACGAGGCCAACCCGAACTACACCCGCGAGACCATCACGCTGTTGGCCGGCATGCCCTATCCGGTCGGCTCGGTCTTGGGCCGCATCACCGCCAGCGGTAAATACAAGCTGGCCACCAGCGGCGGCAGCGATGGTGCGCAGACAGCCAGCGCCGTTCTGCTCTACGCCGTCGATGCCACACTGGCCGACGCGACTGGCATCGTCGTCGCGCGCGGCCCTGCCATCGTCTCGCGTGCGGCGCTCGCATACGACGCCACCGTCGATGACGCTGCCAAGATCACCACCAAAATCAGCCAACTGGCAGCTGCCGGGATCCTTGCGCGCGACACCGCCTGATCTTTCCAGACGCGCGCCGATTGCTTGGCGCAGCCAACCTTTTTCCCCCTCTTTCCCCAGGAGTTCCCCATGACCATCACCCGCAACCCATTTGATGTGGGCGGCTATTCGCTGGCTGAGATGACGCAGGCCATCAACATCCTGCCCAACCTCTACACCCGCCTCGGTCAGATCGGCCTGTTCCGCTTTGAGGGCGTCAGCCAGCGCTCCATCGTCATCGAACAGCGCGAGGGTGTGCTGAGCCTGCTGCCTTCGGTGCCGCTCGGCGCGCCCGCCACCGTCGGCAACCGCGAGGCGCGCTCGATGCGCTCCTTTGCCTTGCCGTGGATCCCGCATGACGACGTGATCCTGCCCGCCGATGTCCAGGGGATGCCCGCGCTCGGCCTCTCGGATGCCACCGATCCGCTGGTCGAGGTGATGAACCGCAAGCTGACGCTGATGCGGCGCAAGCACGCCCAGACCCGCGAATACATGGAGATGAATGCGCTGCGCGGCATCGTGAAGGATGGCGCTGGCACCACGCTCTATAACTACTTCACCGAATTCGGCCTTGATCAGATCTCGGTCGACTTTGTTTTTGGGACCGCAGGCACCAACATCCAGGGAAAAGTCCGCACCACCCTGCGCGCCATCGAGGACAATCTGATGGGCGAAACCATGACCACCGCACACGCGCTGGTCAGTTCCGTGTTCTTCGACAAGCTGATCAGCCATCCCAAAACGGAAGATGCCTACAAATTCTTCTCGGCCACTGGCGGCCAGCCCCTGCGCGAGGACATGCGCCGGGCTTTCCCCTTCGCGGGCGTCCTCTTTGAGGAGTACAATGGCTCAGTCACGCTCTCGAACGGCACCTCCGAACGGTTGATCCCGACCGGTGAGGGCATCGCCTTTCCGATGGGCACCTTCGATACCTTTACCACCTATGGCGGACTCGCGAACCTGCTGGAAACCGCCAACACCATCGGCCTGCCGCTCTATGCGCGCCAGATGATGGACGCCAAAGGCCGCTGGATCGACCTGATGACGGAAGGATCGATCCTGCCGGTCAACAAGCGCCCGCGACTGGCGATCCGGCTCTTCAGCGCCAACTGAGGAGTAGCTCATGTCCGTCTTTATCGCTGCAATCGACAACGTCTTCTGCGATCCCAACATCGCCCGAGATGCGGTCTATGTCGCCGACGGTGGAACTCCCGTCCTCGTCCGCGTGGTCATGCGCCGCGCGGACGACATCACTGCATTCGGCGACGGGCGTCTGTGGTCGGAAACCACCCGCATCGACCTTCGCGTGGCTGAGATCCCCAATCCGCGACCCGGCGAACGGATCGAGATCAATTCCGAGGCCTTCGTCATTCAGGGTGAGCCGGTTCGCGACCGCGAGCGGCTCGTCTGGACCTTGGATTTGCGCCCCGCATGAAACTGAAGCTCGCCATTGGTCCCGACATCGTCGCCATGATGGCGGCCGAGGTTGCCGCAGGCGAACGCGCCGTGACCGCCGCCATGCGGGAAGCCGGGACCGGTCTCAAATCCGCTTGGCGCACGCAGATCACAGGCGCTGGGCTGGGCACCCGACTTGGCAACTCCATCCGCCTCGCCAGCTTCCCCAAATCCGGCGACAGCCTGAACGCGGCGGCGCTGGTCTGGTCCAAGGCCCCGGTGATCATCGGCGCGCATGACACCGGGCCACTGATCCGGTCCAAGAATGGGTTCTGGCTGGCGATCCCAACCCCAGCGGCGGGCAAATCCACCCGAGGCGGCCGCATCACACCTGGTGAATGGGAACGCCGCACCGGCCTGGGCCTGCGGTTCATCTATCGCCGCCGGGGGCCAAGCCTGCTGGTGGCCGAAGGGCGGTTGAACACCAAGGGCCGGGCGGTCGCGAGCAGGTCCAAGACCGGACGAGGCGTGGCGACGGTCCCGATCTTCCTGTTGGTGCCGCAGGTCAAGTTGCGCAAACGGCTGGATCTGGCGCGGGATGCTGAGCGCGCGGTGGATGGCATGCCGGGGCTGATCGTGGCGAATTGGGTGGAGGGGCAACTTTTCTAACGTTTGCGATGCGGAAAAAGCAGGCCTTCCTCGCACCCAGCATTAAGATGCGTTTGTGAAACAAAATCCCAAAAAGAGTTATGCACGATTGGGTCTGGCACGTGAGCGAAGGCCTCCGTTGTGCGATTTAGTTGTTTGCACGTTGAGGTGGGTGATCTATGCTTCGCCTTCGCCTTCGCCTTCGCCTTCGCCTTCGCCTTCGCCTTCGCCTTCGCCGTTCGTCGAATAGGAGACCAACGATCTATGACAGTCCGCATGATTCTCGCAGCAACCTGCGTTGCAGGGTTTGCCAAGATTGCTGCAGCTCAAGACTTCGACGTCCAGTCATTTGAAGAGGCCGTGAATGAAGCAATTAGTGACATGCCGGGCGTTTCGTTTAGGGTGACAGACGAAAAAAATCCCGTAATGGTTGAAATAATGACTAGGAATGGTCTCGACGTGGATTGGGCCTCGCGTGCCGTCGAGAACGCGCCAGATTTTGGTTTTGTGGTCAGCAACACGGAGGGACTACCAGTCGAAGTTTTTGGTGGGAATGCGCCATTTCAAACTATGGACAACATAGTTGAAATTACTGGCTATGATCTGCCCGAAGGCTATACCGTGAATATGGTCGGCACTGCAGGATATATTGAAGCCGTCTCAATGATCGCGCAGCGGGTCGAAGCACCATCCGATGACGTGGAGAACGCGGTTCAAACTGTGAAGGGCGCAAGCGCTTACATAGTTCAAGAGCTGTGCAGTGCCGTTGGGCGACCGACCGAAATTACTCTCAACTTGACGGCAGGATTCAAGCTTGCCTTTACTGTGGAAACCGGGTCCCAATTCCACTGGGATTTAGAAGTTGTTTGCCTTCGCTAACTTATAAAAGTTGCGTTGCTACGCACTTTAAAAACAAAGGACGAATATCAACACCAATCGGCGCGCGAAAAGGCACTTGCTTTTAACGCAGCGGCCCGCACGGTTTTTCTGTTTTAGGTGGGGGCGGCGACCCAATTTGAAACGCCCCGTGACGAGAAACGGATGCTGCAGGCGCTAAGTGGAGTGGACGAGAACGTCGGCGCTGTGCTCAAAAGCAGCCGTCACCGGAGCCACAAGTCTTGGAACAACATTTGCCCACCACCCGCGAAACCGTCCTCGCTGCGCTTAACGCGCGACTGCTTCCCCTTGCCGCCCTCGTTCTGCGCGATGAAGTCCTGCCCGAGCGGATCCCACCTGCAGGACTGATCATCCTGCGCGACGGCCAGCCGGGTGAACCGTAGGTTACGCTGTCGCCCCTGCGCTACCACTACCAGCACCGCGCCGAGTTGGAGGTCGTCGTCCAGGCCCCTAATGGCCGCGCCACGGCATTCGACAGCCTGATCGCCTCCATCGGCGCAGCTCTGGAAGCCGATCGTACATTGGGCGGGTTATGTGATTGGGTTGAACCCGAAGCCCCGGCTTCCGTCGATCTGCCAATCGAGGGCGCGGCGGCGCTGAAGGCTGCGGTCATCACTGTTGTCTTGCACTACACCACTACCGGCCCATTGGCCTGACATCCCGACATCAAGGAGAAAGATATGGCACGTGCGCAAGGCGCGCGGGCGCAGATGGCGCTTGCGTATGAGACAGTTTACGGCACGCCGCCGGTGGGCGGCTTCACCAAAATGCCCTTCGCCAGCACCTCGCTGGGGGCGGAACAGCCACTCTTGAACAGCGAGTTGCTGGGCTATGGCCGCGACCCTCTCGCCCCGATCAAGGATGCGGTGACAGCCGATGGAGATGTCATGGTGCCGATTGATGCCGAGGCCTTCGGGTTTTGGCTAAAGGCAGCCTTCGGCGATCCGATCACCTCTGGCGTGGGGCCATACACCCATGAGTTCCGCTCGGGCAGCTGGACCCTGCCATCGATGTCGATCGAGACTGGCATGCCCGAGGTGCCGCGCTTTGCGATGTATTCCGGCTGCGTGCTGGATCAGCTGTCGTGGCAGGTGCAACGATCCGGCCTGCTGACCGCTACGGCCCGGCTGGTGGCGCAGGGCGAGACCATCGCCACGACGACCAGCGCAGGCACGCCTGCTGAACTGGACCTGAAGCGGTTCGGTCATTTCAACGGCGCGATCAGCCGGAACGGCAGCGCCCTCGGGAATGTCGTTTCAGCCGAGATCACCTATTCCAACAACCTCGACCGGATCGA